CTCTGCGGCCATGGCAGGCCCGCCGAGGCCCGCCCCACTAGGCATGCCGCTCCCGACCATGCCTGCGGCCCCGCCGCCGCCTCCGGTAATGGTCGAGAAAATCAGTTTCAGGACGAGCGCCCGCACGACGGCCTGCACGAGTTGCTGCACGATGCTTTTGAGTGCGGCCTTGACGATCGACCCCATGCGCTGGGCCGCGTCCTGCACGCTGTTGATGCCGCTCTCCATCTCGAAGAACTGCCCGACGAGGCGGCTCGTCTGCCGCCCCACGCTCGACGCGAAGCGACGGGAGGCCCCGATCAATCCTTGGTAGACCTTCTTCATGCGGGGGCCCGCTTCCTCGATCTTGGACGCGAGGCGGTCGATGTTCTCCCCCGTCCCGAGAATGTCGTTCGACAGGGCCGAGACGTTGCGGCGCAGCGACGTGCTAAACCGAGCCGCCTCCTCGCGAACGAGGGCAAAGCTCCGGCGCAGTCGATCGGTGACGCTTTTCGTCTCGCGCACAGCGTCGGTCGCCTCCCGTGCGCTCTCCGCGAGGCCGCCGCGATCGACCCGTTGGCCCGTCGCGCCGCGCTCTGTCTCCTCGCCGCTCTGCCCGCCCTGCACTCCACCTGCGACCTCACGCACGCCTTGTCGCCACGACCCGCCTGCGCCGCCGCCCCCGAACGACCCGCCGCCGAAGAAGGCCGTGACCTCGTCCTTGGTGTTGGACAGAAGGCTCATGACCGAGGACAGCGCGTCGCCCGTCTTGTCCGCGACGTTGCCCGCAAACGTCTCCGCGCCGCGTTGCATCTGATCGAACGCGGAGAGGCCCGCCTCCTTTGTCTGCTGAATGTCCTGCGCCGCAGAGGAGGACGCGAGCGTCATGCTGGTAATCGCAGACTGGATCTTGCTGCGGAACGTGTCGATGCCGAGCGATTGGAGCACCGAGTCGATCCCGATGAGCACCTGCGTCGCGGCGTCGATCAGCAGCTTCTCGAATCGCTGCGCCACGTAGGAGAGGAACTTGATCGCCCCGCGCCCAAACCCGCGCACCGTCGCCCCGATGCCCGTGAACAGTTCGGAGAAGAAGGTCGACACCTCCTTCCAGTTGGAGATCACGGCATAGACCGACGCCCCGAGCGCGGTGACGGCGGCGATGGTCAGGCCCACCGGACCCGTGATCGCCGCCCATGCGGTCGCCGCGGCCCCGGCCAGCACGGAGAAGGCCGTCGCAACGCCCGACAGGGCGGGCACCATCGCCCCGGCCAAGAAGAGGACGGGGCCCATCGCTGCGGCCACGGCCACGGTCGTCGCGATCGCCGTTTGCGTGCCCGACGACAGCGTCTGCCACGTCGCGGAGAGGTTTTGCAGGAACGCGGTGACGCGTCGGACGACGGGGATCAATGCTTCCCCCACGTATCGACCCCAATCGATTGTGACGCTTTTGAGGGCCATCCACGCTTGCCTTAGCTGGAAGCCCGTGGTGTCGGCCATCGTCCGAAACGCCTTGTCCGCGTCCCCGGTGTTGTCCCGCATGTTGGACATGATCTCCGACACCTGATCCGCGTTGCTCCCCACGATGCCGAGCACCCCAGTCAGGGCACGAACGTTGCCGAACACCTTAGACAACGCTTGCTCGTTCTCCCCGAAGGTGTCGCGCAGGCGTTGCAGGACCCCAATAATGTCGCCCTGCTGCACGCGGGAGCGGAGGCCCTCGACGGACATCCCGTATTGGTCGAGGGTTTCCTTTGCCTCCTTCGTCGGCTTGACGAGCGTGGTCAGGACGCCCCGCAGCGCGGTCGTCGCTCGCTTCGCGTTCGACCCGACGCGGGTGAGGGCGGCGACCGACGCGCCGACCTCCTGAAAGGACGTTCCGGTTTGGGCCGCGAGCGGAATGACCTTCCCCAGCGAATCGGCAAGGGCGGTCGTCTCCACCTTTCCCTCCCGCACGGTGGCGACGAGGGTGTCGGTGGCCTCTGCCGCCGTCAGGTTCTCCTGCCCATAGGCGTTGACGGCGCTCGTCACCGCGTCGGCCACGTCGCGGGTTTGCCCGAGGCCCGCCGCCGCAGCGCGAGCGGACTGCTCCAGAACGTCCATTGCCTCCGACCCGCGAAACCCTGCGGACTCGACGAAGAAGAGGCCCTGCGCGAGTTCCCGCGGGGCGGTGGCCGTCTCTGCCGCGAGGTCCTGCACCTGTCGCTTGAGGCTTTCCACGTCCTCCCCGGCGTCGACGAGGCCCTTGATCTTCGCAAACTCGCGGTCGAACTTCGTGGCCGTTCGCACGGCGGCCCCGCTCGCGGCGGCAAGGGGGAGGGTGAGGGCGGCGGTCATGCGCTTCCCCGCCGAGCGCATCGTCTTGGACACCTTCCGCATCTTGCCGCGCACGTCGTCGGCCACCCCGTCCATCTCGTCCGTCGAGATACCGAGGGAGACAAAAATCTCCGCGATCTCGTCACGGGAGCCTGCTTCGGCCATCAGTCCAGCGTGCTTGGCAGAATCGAACTCAAGTCTTCACGCTCCTCGTCGAGGTCCTCTTTCGTGGGCGGCTCGTAGTCGGGGTCGTACAGGTCATTCGGGTGCACGTCGTCCCAGTTGTCGGCCCATGCCGCGACGCGGGCCCCGTTGATGACCCACGCCGCGTGGCGGGCGTCGTGTCGCCCGGTGGCCCGCTCGTGCCCGTCCAGCGCGAGTTGAACCTCGTAGAGTTGCGCCTCCCAAAACGCGTCGGGGGCCCAGCCGAGGACCCCGCACGCCTGTTTCAGCAGCCCGAAGAGGTCGATGATGGGCGTTATCCGTCGTCCCCTCTCTTTCGGGGACTGGGGCCCTTTCCCATGTCGGGTTCGGCCTCGGACTGCTCCTCAATGATGTCCTCGCGAGAGGGGAGCGTGCCCGTCTCGAACGCTTGCAGGGCGCGTTGCACCTCGATGAGAATGTCCTCCACGTTGTCGGTCGTGATCCGATCGGCCACCATGTCGGGCGTGAGCGTGATGCCCTTCTGACGGGCGTGCCATTGGAAGGCCGCCCAGATGAGATAGTAGTTGGCCTCAATGTCGGTCACCTCGACCTCCTGACGGGCCTCCTTGAGGAACGCCTCGGGATCGGTGTCCCCGCCGCCGTCCTCGTCGTCCATTTCCTGCGCGATCTCGTGGGCGCGGCCCTCGTCAAACCCCATGCGCTTATACATCTCGCTCATGGACCGGAAGGTGAAGTAGGCGTACCACGTCTCCGTGATGGTTTTGGGCGTGCCGTCCTCCCCGATCGTCAGGTACTCCCATTCAACTTCGACGAGCTTCTGCGTGGGCTTTCCGTTGCTCATAGCGTGGTGGTGTGGTGGTGCGTGAGCGCGTAAGCGAGTTAGATGCGAGTGATCGGCCCGGTGCCCTGAATCGACACGTCCATGGTCGCCATCTCGTCGTACCCGGCGCTCAGGGTCAGCTCCTCGATGATGCCCTCGCCCTCGTCCTTCGTGCCACCGGGGTACTGCACCTGTAGCGTGATGATGTTGCGGTTGCGCTTCGCGTCGCGCACCGCCTTCTGGCTCGCTTCGAGTTCCCCCGTGCTCTGGTCCAGCAGAAGGAGGTGCGTCAAGGACGCGGAGAAGTCCTGTGCGCCGGGGCGAAAGGTCTTCCACGCCCCGCTCGACGTGGTCGTGGTTTCACGCGTGTCCGTCGACTCGGTGAGTTCGAGGTCGCGACGCGCCGCAACGAGCGTCTGCGTCGGGTCGTTGTCCCCGACCGGGACGTAGAGTCCGACGACGGCTCCTTTGGTCTCGTCGAAGGGCATGGCGGGCAAAAAGAAGGGTCAGCAAAAAGAGCGCGTGAGGGTGTTGTGTTTCCCAGAAACGCAACAGCGAGACTAGTTGCCGTCCGGCGTGAGCGGCCCCTGCCCCTTCACGGTAATCGAGGCGGTCGCGATCCCGTCGTGCGGGTACGTGGACTGGTATTCCGTCACGATGGCGTCGCCGGACTCGCTCGCGGCGGTGCCATCGGTCTTGGGGCGCTCGATCTTCACGCCGATCACCGATCCGTTGCGGTTGGCGTCCAGAAGCGCCTGATGCGACGGCGCAAAGTCCCCCGTGCCAGGGTCGATGAGGACGACCGTTTCGAGGCTCACCTCCCACTCGCCCCGGTCGTAGACGTATCGGTTCGAGCCGTTGGGCGAGGGCACAAGCAGCACGTCGCCCTGTGACGGCGAGCCGGAACCGGAAAACGTCACGTCGTGCGTCCCGTCCCCGTTGTCGGTTACGTCGGTATCGCCCCACGTCAGGTCTCCGCCGCCCTTAATCGTCCCCCGGTTGGCGACCTTGAGTTCGCGAGTCGAGATCAGGTCGACAGTCATCGTCCCGGTGTTGACCGATCGGATGGTCGCCCCGACCTGCATGTTGTCCACATGCGTCTTGTCGATCGTGTCGGCGGTGTCGGACAACTCAAATGAGCGTCGGGCCGCAACGAGCGTGGTCGTCCCGTTCACGTCCGCGTAGAATCCAATGGCTGCGCCGTCAGCTTCGCGGTTCGGCATGGGTTAGGAGTCGGTCGGTTCGGAAGAAGAGTGCGAGAGCGCCACGTGACGCGCCTCCTCAAGGCCCTGCACCTTGTCGATGCGCGTGCAGTCGAGGTTGAGGACGGAGTACCACCCGCCCCCATGCCCAACGATCACGCCCGCCTCCTTCCCCTCGTCGGGAACGGAGGAGACGTTCGGATGCACCCCGTCGACGGGCCATTCGCAGAGGCCCGTGTCGATGTAGTGGCCTGTGCGCTCGTCCTCGACGGGGACCACGTCTCCCGGCTCTACGAGGTCGCCGTCGATCAGAAACGAGGACTTCGCGATCAGAACGGTCATGGGCTTGCGAGTTGAATCCGAAAGCGTAGCGTCGCGATGCCGTGGTACGTCGCCCGTGCCTGCTGCGGCTCCTGCTGGATGCGCGTCTCCACCACGCGAATGTTCGTCAGGCGTCGCCCGGTGTCCCCCGCGAGGGACGCCTCCGCGAGAACACCGATGGCCTCATCCTGCAACTCGCTCACCTCCTTCTTCCCACGATAGCTGCTGAACGTGTCCAGTTGCAGGTCCACGCGCTGCGCCCCGCCGTATCCGCCCGCCTCGGTCTGGACGGCGTCGGGCGTCATGTCGCTCGGGCCGCTCACGTAGTAGGGCGGCTTCGCCCGTTCGGGCACGTTCTCGTAGTGCGGAACGGGCGTCCCGTCTCGCGTCACCGCCTCGTCGAGCGTGTCGTGCACGGCCCGAAGGAGGGTGGCGGTCGCGTCGTGCCGATCGGCGTTGGTTCGAGTCACTTGTAGCTGCTCGCGTTGTCCGCGTGGTCTTGCACGGCGTCGGCCACGGCCCGCACGAAGTCCTCCGCGTGCTTCTTGAGGGCAGGCCGCAAGTACGGCTGCGCCTCATGGATCGTCGTCCCAAACTCCTGGTACGCCGCGTAGGTCGTCTTCTCGGTCCCCACGAGCGCCTTCGTGACCTTCTGTGCGCCGTCCATGAGAATCTGCTCGATCGTCGAGCGGAGGTTGCCCGTGTCCACGGGCACTTCCTTGGTGGCCGTATCGAACACCTTCTCCGCGTACTCCTCCACCACGTCCTCGACCGCGTCGTGGAGGTCGTCGGTCCACTCCTCGACCGCTCGCACGGCGGCCTTCCACTTCCGCTTGAAGTCCTGTCCGAGGTTGATCTCAAATCCCGACATTACTCCGTGATCTCGATAGCGGCTACGCGAAGGAAGGCCCCGTCTGCGGTGCGCCCCTGCATCCCGGCGACCTCAAAGCGGCGGGTCGCCCCCCGATCGTCGACAAGCTCGACCACATGCTCGCCGCGAACGTCTGCGCTCAAGGCAAAGTGCAGGACGTGACTCCCGCGCTCGACCTGTCGCTTGGATTCGCGGTCGGGGGCCGCGCTTGCCTCAAACAGGCGGCAGGGCACGTCGGAGGCGTCGGGGGTCAGGGTTTGGCCGCCCTGCCCGTCGCCTGCGGGCCGCAGGAGATCGCACGTCTGCGTAAGCTCTCGACGTGCTCTGCGGCGCACCGCTTCGCGCATGCCCGTGTGTCGCGTCATGGCCGAACGTCGGTCTGTGTCGTCACACTACGAATCTCGTCGTTCTCCTTGAGGGAGGCGTCCCCGGTCACGAGGTCCCGCCAATGGTCGCGCCACCTGTCGCGACGCTCCTTGTAGCTTGCGATCTGCGACGCGGTGTAGGAGGCGCTATACTCGCTCCCGAGCGACACGTCGGCAGGCTCCGACGTGAGGCGCTGATGCACGTAGTCCCACGCGTGCCAGTACACCCACGCGGTGACGGCCCGCTCGCGGAGGGACGTGAAGCTATCGGACTCAAACGGCTGGTGCGGCGGGTAATTGCCGTGTGAGAACGGGTCATCGTACCCGCCGTGCGGGTCCTCGGAGCGATCTTCGCCCCGGTAGTAGTCTTCGCTCGTGAGCCACTCTTGCGTCTCCTCCTGCCCTCGCTCGATCCATGTCTGAACGTACATCCGTTCGTTCACGTCGGGGAAGTCCGCAGGGCGCAGCTTGCCCTCTGGCTGGAAGAAATCAGTAGGGTTCATTACTCACCGTCCTCATTGGCGTGGAACTCGCGGACTTGATCGGCGGCGCGGCGCACCTTCTCGGCACGGCC